AAGAACTATGGGCCGATGCCGGTGACGACCCACGCGCAGGTCTCGCCGGGTCGGAAGAATGACCCCGAGAAGGTGCCCGGATTCCGCCTCTCAGACTATGTCTAAACGCACGGATACGCTGTTTGCTGGGTTCGTGTGGCTGGTGGTATTGGCGTGTATCTGGGTCCTGATGAAGCGGGAGGTGCAGGTGGCCGAAACCAAGATTCAGCAGGCGGTGGCAAAAGTCGACTCCATTCAGGCGGTCTATGACCTCGCCAGAAGTAATGCGATTGCCTCCCAGTATGCCGCCAAGGAGGCTGGTCAGCGCGAACGGAAAGCCGCCGCCAGACTTACGGAAAGACTGGGACAGGTGCAGGATAGCCTTGCCAAATCCACGGCGGTCCTACGCGATTCTAGCGCCACGGAAGCCCAGCTTCGGGATGCCTTAGCAGTCGCTATCCAGCAGGCGGATACCCTGAGCTTTCAGGTGTCGGCCTATATGTCCACGGTCGATACCCTCCGGAGCCGCCACGCTGAGGAGCGGCGGGCAATGACCGTGGCGTTGGACAGGGCCGACTCCGTAATGGCCCATCAGGACGCCCTGATTCGGGCGCTCCAGAAGAAGGCCGAGTGCCGTTTGCTCGGCCTGCCCTGCCCCAGTCGCACCCAAATGCTACTGGTCGGACTGGGCACAGGTATCGTGCTAGGGCTTGCCCGGTAAACACCCGTCTTGACAAATCCTCCCGGTGGTGTTACCTACGAGTAACCACCTACCGGGGGGAACAATGTCACAGATGGTGAACGTGGTGTGTCCGGCCTGTCAGGGGACAGGGGACAACGCCGATGGGGTTCACGGGTGTGGGTACTGCTTGATGCAGGGCCATATCCGCGTGGACCGGGACTTGGACGGCACGGTGCCAAGCGGGTTTATTGAGTGGGTGGATGCCGACTTCGGCGTCATTCCCCAGAATCCCTTGACCCTCCGCTCCGAGGTTTATGCCCGTCCGTAACGACCATACGCCGTGGACTGACGCAGAAAAACGCAGGCTGTCGCAACTCTCCTCGCAAGGGGTGGGGTCTGAAGCTGTTGCGGCGACCCTGAACGTCGAGTTCCACGAGGGGCGCGAGGTCCGGAACCTTGCGTCTGTACGTCTCCAGCGCACCAAGCTCGGCATCTATGTGGCGAAGCGGCCCGTCACCCTGACGCCCAAGGCGGCACCAGTCGCTGAGCAGGAGGTCGAGACGCGGGCGACTAACGATGCCACCGAGGCCCGCAGTGTCGGCACCAAGATTAAGACTGTCGATGACCTGCTCCGCCACATCGAAGCGGACCTGACGCGCTACGAGGTCGAGAAGTCCGAGGCGACCAAGTGGGAGTCGGCATCGGTCAACCCGGAGACGGGCAAGCCGCAGGTCACGGAGTTGCACCGGGTATTCGTCCGGCTCCGCCCCAAGGCTGGACCGTCCGTGCTGGATACCGTCGAGGCGATGATTGCCGGGAGCGTCAAGCCCCGCCGGGCGGTGACGGCCACGTCGATTAAGGGCAAGAACACGGCGGTCTTGCAGACGCTGGTCATTGCCGACCCGCACATCGGGAAACACGCGTGGGCGCAGGAAACGGGCTGGCAAGACTACGACATCAAGATTGCCAAGGCCCTTCTGCGGGACTCCGCCGGGGAACTGCTGGCGGACGGGGAGCATCGGAAGGTCGGTCGGCGGGCTATCTTCTTGCTTGGCGACTACTTCCACTACGACACCCCGGACGCCAAAACGACCAAGGGTACCCCGCTGGAGCGGGATGGGCGGGTCGAGAAGATGGTGGAAGAGGGGGCGTCCATTCTGTTCGACATCATTGAGCAGTCGGCGTCTACCCTGCCGACCGAGGTGGTGCTGGTCCCCGGCAACCACGATTCGATGATGACCGTCGCCCTCCGGCACATCCTGCGGGCCTACTTCCGGAACGACAAGCGCGTCTCGCTGGACGACGCCAAGACCACCCGGAAGTACTTTACGCACGGGCGGGTCTTGCTGGGCCTGACGCACGGGGACAAGGCCAAGAAGCGGCTCGGCGAACTTATGCCAGCCGAGGTGCCGGACCTGTGGGGGAAGTCCAGCTATCGGGAGTGGCACACAGGGCACCTCCACGGGGAGGCCGAGGTTCAGACCGTCGGCGGGGTCGTTATCCGAACCGCCCCGGCCCTCTGCCCCCCGGACGGCTGGCACTCTCAGGAGGGGTACGTCGGGAAACCCCGTGGGATGCAGGCGTTCTACTACCACAGCGGGGGGTCTTTACTAGGTATGTCGGTTAGCAATCCGGACGGAAAGCTGTAGATTTGTGGTATGGCTACCTGCCGCCGGGACCGCAAAGACGCCTGCCCGGACCGCTACGATGCGGTTCGGGACGGGCGGTGCTGGTTTAGCTGGCAGGCGCAGGGCTGGTTCATTATCGACCACGGCATCCCGACCCTCTACGAGCATTGCCGCTGGTGCGGGGGAAGCCTTCCGGTCCTGACGGACGTTATCCTGCGGGCACTGACGGAGGCAGAGGACGATGGCGAGTAAGCGACGGCGGACCGCAAACGTCTTGACGGGCAAGTCGGCGTCCGTCGCCATCCAGCGCAACGGCCTGTCGATTGAGGTCGGAGATGTCCCGGCCGTCGATGCCGCGCTGGTTGCCAAGTGCCTGCTGGACGCGATGCGCGGGCTTCAGTCGGCAGGCTACGACGAGCTTGTCATTGACGCCGGAGCCCTGCACGGCGGCGTGATTGAGGTGCCGGAGGACATCGACGGCGACGACTTCGCCCTGCCACCGGAAGCCAAGCGGCGCATCGGCTTCACGGCCTGACCCCCATAACGCACGAACCCCCGGACAAAGCCGAGGGTCGTGGGCCACACCATAGGGGGAGTGATGGCTAGAACGTCTCTTGCGGAGACGTGCCACCAGTATACTAACGGGATTGGCTCCGTGTCAAGGCCAGCCGATGCACATAGACCGTACACCGGGGTTCCTTGAAGGCCGGGAGTTGGTCCGGGGCGGTGTAGATATACCCCAGCGTGACCAGTCCAGCCCCGGCAATGGCGGACAACAGGCACCGCATCACCGACGCGATGCCTCAAGCACACTCGCCGCCTTCTCGCAGTACCACGCCGCCTTCCGGAGGTCCTGCACATCGTAGTCCTTCTTTCCGGCCCGCCACATGTACTTCATCGCCGCGCCACGGCAGTACAAAACTAGCCCCTCGTCGCCGAGCGCGGCACGGATGGCGTCGATGCATTCAATCCACGCTCCGGTGTAGTGCGTGGGGCGATTCACTGGGTCATCCGGCCACATTGGTGTCTCCGTGTTGGGTGAGTTGATGCCGAGCAATTTGGACCTTTGCCCACTGCTCTGGGAAAAACCGGGAAACCACGCGGTTCCCCTTGAACTGCGTATTTAGGTTGAGGCAAGTGGGGTTCTTACTGGCCTCGACCCGCTCTTGCCACGTCTGGGAGGCAAGCTGGGCCTCCAACTCGTCAATCGACATCGTTCAGCCTCGCTGGCTGGGCGCGACAGGCCGCGCAGATGGGGCTATCATCCTCGCCTGTGTCGTCGCCGCAGAGTCGGCAGACCTGCGCCTGACGGCGGTAGAAGTCGTCCACGCCGCTGTTCTCCCAGTCGCCATCCGACACGTCGAAATCACCGGCCATTGGAATCCTCGGGTTTGATAGAGTGGTTCCGCTGTTCAGCGCAGTACGCCTTGAGTCGGTCGCGCACAGCCTGTGGAATCGGGGTCGCCTTCCGAAGCCAACGCCAGATAGACACCCGGCTCCGGCCGAGAACTTGCCGGGCAAAGTCGTCCACCGTCCCGCCGTGGAGCTTCATTGCCCGCTTCAACAGGATGGTGCCGGGTCGGTCGGCCCGCTCCCGCCCATCCGCCGCTAGTGAGTACTGCATTCCCCCTCCGTGAAGTGTGGTGTACGCCGGGACGATAGCACGGAGTTCCCCTCGGCGCAAGTCCCAAATGAAACCGGTTGCATTTGACACTTGACACGCTACACGCTTTAGCATATCTTCCCCGGTGTAGGACACTCACACTCCGGGGGGAATGATGCAGACGGTAGCCGAGTTGGCCGAGCAGGTGGAGACGCTCAAGCGGTTGGTCGGAATGCTGACGTGGGAGTTGGTTCAGACCAAGCGGGAGATGGTGGAGATGGAGCGGGCGGCAGTATGCGAGAGTGAGGCGTTGCTAGACCACATCCGAATGCTGGACGCGCAGGCCGTGGAGCCTGTGTGGGAGTAGCAGGACCCCCGGCACACGACGGTGCCGGGATACACACTTGACGGGGGACGCGCCCCCAAGGAGCAGGTATGAATCAGAAGCTCGTGCTGGAGAACGCCGGGGACGAGGCTATCGTCACGGTCACGGAGTGCAAGACGGTCAGCACCAAGTTCGGCAACAAGCTGGTGTTTGTGGGGACGGACGACGACGGGAACGCGGTGGAGACCCCGCTCATCCCGGACACGACCGCCCTCAAGCAGTTGACCCGTCTCGGGCTGGACACGGAGACGGTGGTCGGTGAGTCCCTGCGCTTCAGCCGTGCGCCGAACCCCAGCGGCAAGCCGTACTGGAACATCGACCCGGCGAGCGGTCGTCCCGCCGCGCCGAGCAAGCGCCTCCAGCCGGTCGCGCAGACGCCGTCGGTCACGGTGGTGATGCCGAAGTCCAAGGCCGGGGCCGCGCAGATTGCCCAGTCCTACGCGCAGTTGTGGGAGACGATGGCTGGCTACCTCACCGCGTCCGCTGGTCTGCACAACATCGCGCTGGATGCGTCCGCGATTCAGGCCGCGACCGCGACCGTGTGGATTGCTCTGAAGGACCACGGCTTGCAGGGGGCGTCGGTCCAGCCTGCCCCGGAGCCTGCGCCTGAGGTCAAGGTGCCAGCGCCAAGTGGCAAGCGGATTGCTCCGCCCAAGCCGCACGACTACAGCAAGGTCCCGCCGCCGTCGGACAACGACGCGACGGACGACTTACCTTTTAATTAAGGGGGTTGCGCTGTAGAGGCAAGAACGTATCTTGCGCCGCAACCCCCTTCTAAAAGGACCGAATGAAAACGAAAGTGTGCTTCAAGTGTGACACCGAGTTGCCCATCGTCAATTTTTACAAGCATCCGAAAATGGCGGATGGGCACCTCGGGAAGTGCAAGGCGTGTACGCGCTACGATGTTCGTCAGAATCGATTAGCCAAGCGCGACTACTACAACGCCTATGACCGGGAACGCGGGAAGAACCCGGAGCGGGTGGCGGCGATGGTTGCCGGACGAGATAGGCAAAAGTATCTCGCTCGGGTGGCGGTGCAGAACGCGGTCAAGCGCGGCAAGATGACCAAACAGCCGTGCGAGCAATGCGGCGACCCGATGGTCGAAGCTCATCACCCGGATTACACCAAGCGACTAGACGTGGTGTGGCTATGCCGAAAACACCACGCCGTTTTGCATCGAACTGTTGAGGAGTGATATGCGCTACGAGTGGTCGGAGGAGTTGCAGGAGTTCGGGCATTGGGGGAAGTACTTTGTGGACGGCAACCCGGAGCGCATCTGGGTGCCCCACTGCCCGAAGCACTTCCAGTTCTCTAAGCCGTGCAAGGTCTGTGAGGCGCTCAGCCTTGGCACGGACGAGGGGCCGGAAGCGTGAGGTGTGAACTGGTGCGGTGTCGTGCCCAGTTGGTCGAGGACGTGGACCGACTGGGCCGTATCCGGTGGCGGTGCCCGCAGTGTGCGAGACGCAAGGCGGGCATCTGCCAGACCTGCTCCCGGAAGGTGGACGGGAAGATTGGGGTGGCGTACTATTGCGCCCACTGCAAGCGGGTCCGAAGCCGGGCGGTCTCTGCCAAGTGGCAACGGAACAACTTGAAGAAGGTCGCCGATGGGGCACGGCGTCGGCGCTGGCTGGAGAAGTACGGACGGCGTCCCCCCAAGGAACGGATGACCTCGCAGGAGGCGGGGAAGTTGGGCGGCAAGGCGGGGAGTGCGGCCCGCATTGCCTCGCTGGGACCGGAGCGCGTCCGGGAAATCGCGCTGAAGGCTAACGCGGCCCGCTGGGCCAAACATCGGAGGCAGTTATGTCAGACAGAGTCATCCTCAGTAGCGGAGAAGTCGCCATCGCCACCACGCTCGCCGCTATCCGGCAGGGCGTGAACCGGGAGGCGGGTATCCGGAACCTCAAGGCGGGCCAGCAGGACGCCATCACGACCGAGGTCGTCGGGGTCTTAGGGGAGTTCGCCTTTGCCAAGTGGGCGAATGTCTTCCCAGACCTGACCACCCATCTGCGTCGGGGGTCGTTCGACGCCACCTTCCGTGGCTGGAACGTGGATGTCAAGGCCACCCGGAACCCACACGGAGACCTGTGGGTGGACGCCCGGAAGGACAAGCTCCCGGACCTGTACGTCTTGGTCCACGTCGAGTATGCGGCCTGTACCCTGCTGGGCTGGTGCTGGTCGAGCGAGGTGCCGGAGCGGAGCTATGCGGAGGAGGGCCGAACCCCGCAGATTGCGAACCGGGACTTGGACGCGATGCGCTGGCTCTTGGAGATTGACCACCGCCAGTAAGTTGGCCCTTGACGGCATCGCTCCACGCTAGTACCTTGGTGGGGCGATGACCTCAGAAGCATCGCACTTGCAGTCACAACTGACGGCCCCCGTAAGTATCTCCTGCTGACCTTGACCGGTCAGTCTTCTGAGAGGAGAGAACACGGGGGCCAGTTGTTTGTCTGCGGGCCTTCTCTCGGTCTCCCGCAGGGCAGATGAACCGACACCTGCCATTCAATCCTGACCGTGCCAGCGGCACCCGGTAAACAAATCCACGCTCTGTCTGCCTACAACGTGGTCGGTCGTCTTGGGTGTTGCGCTGGGAGCTACACGGTGGCATAGCACCACCGACAGGTCACCCGTCGAGGGACTTCGCCAGACACCCGCTGGCAAGCGCAGACGGCCCCAGTGCTAGCCTTCGGTCCTACTGCTTTCCCCAACCCGCTGACGACCGGGAATGGCCGGGGTGTATCCGTCCCCAAGCCCAGCAACAAATCCTCAAACTGACTCTTGCGCGACACACCAGACGTAGCTATACTCGGCTCCACACCACTTCACACTTCAGGGGGAAGTATGTCAGAATCCGTTGCGGCGGATGCTTCGCCGTCCGTCAAGGTCGTTCACCCGCTTGTGCAGGATGCCATCCGCGTCCTGATGCAGGAAGGCGACCGCTCAACCGCGCCCGCCAAGCTCAGGCTGGCGATGCAGATTGGGTATAACATCTACTCCATCGGGCACTGGGAGGCGGGCCGTCGTCAGCCCTGCCCGGATGCCATCACCCGGATGGAAGCCGTGGTCGCGGGGCGGCGCTGATGCCGGTCGTCCTCGACATCGAGACCGTCCCGCTGGCGGAGTCGCTCGCGGCGGAGTACCCGGAGGACCGCCAGCCCCCGGCGAACTACAAGAGCGCCGAGACCATTGCTAAGTGGCGCGAGCAGGACCGCATCAAGTGGGTCGAGGAGCGGGCCAAGAAGGCCAGCCTCAACCCCCGACTGGGCCGCATCCTGTGCCTTGGCTGGGCGGTCGTGACCAAGGACGAGGGCACCCTGACCGACCACGGGTGCTTCTACGCCGAACACGAAGAGGGTGAGAAGGAACTGCTGGCGAACTTCTGGCGGCTGATGGCGACCCATTCCGGACAGGTCGTGACGTGGAACGGCTCGTGGGACCTGCGCTTTATCGTCCTCCGCTCCGCGCACCACCGCCTGACGCCAAGCCTTGGCGGGGCGCATATCCGCGAGTGGCTCCGGAAGTATCAGACCCGCCCGCACTTTGACTGCAAGGCCGTGGTGCTGAACTGGGACGTGGTCCAGTCGGGCGAGGGGCTGAACGAGTGGGCCGGGTTCTTCGGCCTGCCCGGCAAGACGGAGGGGGTCTCCGGGAAGGATGTCTACCCGCTCTACCTTGGCGGGATGCACGACGAGATTGCCGAGTACTGTATGGGCGATGTGCTGGCGACCGCTGGGGTCTACGCGCATCTGCTGGGGTTCTTCGGGGATGACTACTACGCGTTCGAGGAGGCCTGAGATGCGCCGCCATCCAGCGACTGTCGCCGCTCCACTTGCCGCGCTCGGGTGCGTGGTGTCCTCGCTCATCCTGACATTCCTCGCCTGCTACGGGCTGTACGCGCTCGTATGGCGGTGACAGGACGGAAGAAGCCCCGCTATCTGGAGGCGCTCGAACAGCGGCTGTTCATCAAGCGCCTGCGGCTCGACCCCCGTACGAAAGACCTGCCGTGGTGCAGTGTCCCGAACGGCGGAAAGCGCAACCCCCGCGAGGCGGCACTGCTCAAGGCCGAAGGGGTACAGGCCGGGGTCCCGGACTGGTTGCTCTTTTCTGGGGCTGGGGTCTGCCGGGGACTGGCGATTGAGTTCAAGTCGCCGAACGGGAAGGGCCGGGTCAGTGAGTCACAGGAGAACTGGCACCAGATGCTCCGGGACAACCGATGGGCGGTGCATATCTGCACCAGCGCCGAGCAGGCGTGGGACATTGTGATGGAGTATCTGGGCTGTGAGTCATAAGCCGATTGCCTGCAACTGCGACGAGCCGTGTCCGGTGTGCGCGTGGAACTCCACCAACGCCGCCGCGATTGCCGCGCATAACCTCCGCGTGGCCTGTCACGGCGAGCGCAAGTATCCCGGTCGGCGCATCACGCCGTGGGTCAAGGTGCCGCCCAAGTGATGTGGCTCGTCGGCATCCTGTCGCTGGCCCTGTGCGTGGCGCTGTGGGTCATCGCTCGCCTGTCACGGGCCACCAAGGCATTGCTCCGGGTGATGCAGGGCTTTGCCGTCGAATCAGAAACGTCCTCAACGTGCGTGGACCGGGTGAGCTATACGGTGCAACTCCACCGCACTGAGACGCTGGGGCCTGTGGAGTGAAGCGGTCGCGCCTCAACCCGGTCAATGCCAAGCGGCGAGCGAAGGAGTTCGCACGGACCTATGGTGGGAAGGCGCGGGTCGCGTGGGTCAAGCAGTTAGGGTGCTGTATCTGTAAGGTCAAGCCAGCCGACAACGCGCACTTGCCAAGTCGGTCGGGGATGGGGCGGAAGGGAGACGCGGACCGCATCGTGCCGCTCTGCCGCTTGCATCACCAAGAACTTCACGAGCAGGGTCAGGCGCTGGTCGAGGCGCGGCACGGCATCGACTTGAGTGTCTGGGCCGATGCCATCACCATTGCGTGGGAGCGCAAACAGAATGAGTCAGGGCAAGGGGAGTAACGCGAGACCGCTCTCGGTCAGTCAGGACGAATACGCTCGCCGCTGGGAGCTTGCCTTCGGGTCGAAGGAGGCGCTTGAGGAGGCGGTCGCCAACGCGGACGCGCACTACTGGGCGAAGAAGGCCGAAAGCGAAGAGGCCGCGAGTGAGTGACGCCACGCTTACCGATGCCGAGGTGATGCAGGCCATCACCGCCGCCTTCGACGCGACCCGGTGGCAGGACATCGTAGACCTCACCGACGCGTGGCTGGAGGCACGGGGCGAACTGCCCGGACCCGCCGCCCATTTCCGGGCCGCTGGCTTGCAGGGCGTGGGCCGACTGGAGGAGGCGGTGCCGTGGGCCGAGGTCGCGGTTGCCTCCATCACACCGCCCAAGCACGGGCTGGACCCGTCCGCTGTCCCCTACTTCGCCGCGCTGGTCGGATTGGGGCAGGCGTTCGCCATCACGGGCCACACCGACAAGGCGATGCACATCTACCGCGAGGCGCTTCGGACTCCGGTGCTACTGCCTGAATCGCTGGCATCCAAGGCGCACCTCCGCTTGGCTATCAAGCCGAAGCAGTGGCGCAAGGCGTGGGAGGAACACGAGGCTCGCCTGCTGGACACTAAGAGCAAGAGCGGCGTCCCCGGCGTTCCGGTCTGGGATGGCAAGCCGACCGACGGCCCGGTCGTGGTCCTGCACGAGCAGGGCATCGGTGACGC